TTTTCTGATATCTCCATGAACGGTCATGACTCGGTTCAAGACTTCTGTGAATCGTCTGCGTTGGTTGGCGTTGGGGTGGAGCAGCCTAGGTTGGTTACGCCGACTGGGGCGTTTGGTTCTTACTCGGCTTTGGTGGGGGCTTGGTCGGAGGCGCATCTTGGTCGGACGTTGTTTCCGTGGCAGTTGACGGCATTGTCTGGAGCTTTGGAACATCATGAGGATGGTTCGTTTGTTTCTAGTACTGCACTGATTAGTACCGGGCGTCAGAACGGCAAGACCACGATGCTTTCGGCGCTGGTTGGGTTTTGTCTTACGGAACTTCCGCGGATTTGGGGCAGGCCCGTTCGGATTATGTCGACGGCTCATGAACTTGGTTTGGCGACTGAAGTGTTTGAGGATTTGCGCGAAGTCTTTGAGCTGCTTGAGGAATCAGGTTTGGCAAAAGTGACGTGGGCTTACGGCAGGCATCAGGTCAAGATGGTCGACGGGTCGGTTTACAAAGTCAACTCGGCGACAGGTAAAAAGCATGGTGGCACTTGGGACATTCTGATTGTTGACGAACTGTGGGCTATCAGTGAGGCAACTTACTTTGGCGCGTTGAAGCCTTCTCAGATTGCTGTGCCTTCTCCGCTGGCCTTCCTTGTTTCTACTGCTGGCGATGAGTCTTCTAGGGCGTTTCTTAAATTGCGAGAACAAGCTCTTGGCGTTATTGACTCGGGCGAACGCTCTGATTTGTTTATGGCAGAGTGGAGCCTTGAGAGCGGCGTGTCACCTGATGACCAAAAATATTGGGGGCAAGCCAACCCATCGTTGGGTAGAACTATCACCCTTAAAGGTTTACAAGCTGCAGCAGAATCACCTGACCGTTCCCAGTTTCTAAGGGCGCACTGCAATCTTTGGGTCGCGGCTGCTAACTCTTGGATTAACCCGGGCGAATGGGCGAAGCGTTATACCACAAACCAAGAACTAGTTGGTGTCAATTCGGTGTTGGCTGTGGACAGTTCTGTGGATGATTCTAAGTACGTCGGCATTCTTTGTGGCCTGAACAGTGACGGCGACATTGTTGCCAGCGTCGCTTTTACTTGCGAAACCAACCGCCAGATGTGGCGACACATTGAGAAATTGATGGAGGACGACCCGAAATTGAAGTTGGCTATCACCCCGACGCTTGACCTTCACACTCCAGAGCCGTTAATCCGTCGGCGCACTTTGTGGGGCTACGCGGAAATGATTAAGTACACGGGTCTTGTGAAATCCATGATTACTGAGGGCAGGCTCCTGCACACTGGCGAAGAGATGCTGGCAGAGCATGTCAACCGCGCAACCCTTGTCAGAGCCAACGGTGCTGTCGTTCTCAGTTCACAAAAATCACCCGGGCCAATCGAATGTGCTCGGTGTCTTGTCGCAGCTGCTTCGCTGGTGTCTCGCCCGGGTCAATCTGGTCGGGCAATGATGGGTTCAGCAAGGTAGTTGCAAATGCAACAAGTTTGTGTAAGACTCCGCGCGTGGGATTCTTTACTCCAAAAGTTACAACGGCACAGATTAGTTCGCCGTCCGTAAAAGCAGCCGCAGGCGCTGGAGCAGCCCAAATAAACGACTTCCTTGCTTATACCACAGGCGCTGCCGAACAGCGAGCATTACAAAACCCAACAGTTTCACGTTCCAAAGACTTGCTGGCCTCAATGATTGGCTGCCTTGAAATGCGCCACTATTCAAAGCAGTGGACAGGCGAACGGTACGAAGAAATCTATCTACCTCTCGAGCCTTGGATGGAACAACCCGACCCGAAAGTCACCCGAAACTTCTTTTACTCAAATATTTTTGCAGATTTGTTTTTTCACGGAAGAGCTTTTGCTTTTGTAACTTCGCGCTACTCAACTGGACTGCCAGCATCCTTTACTTGGCTACCTGCAGCAATGGTCACCACGCCTAACCAGTCAGGCCCACAATGGTTTGGCCCTTCTGACGTTATTGAATTCAACGGCATTGAAATTGGCGACCCAAACGACGTCATCCAGTTCTTATCTCCCATTCAAGGCTTGCTCTACCAAGGCGCTCGCGCATTATCAATCGCAACTCACCTTGACCAAGCAGCCGACCGCTACGCAACTCTTGAAACTGTGCCGGGCTATCTCCAGCAAAAGGGTGGCGAAACCCTTGACTCTGACAGTCTTTCCGAAATCGCAGCTGCATGGTCAGCAATGCGACGCCAAAACGCCATTGGCGCGTTAAATGATTATGTTGAATTCAAAGAGTTCAGCGTTTCCCCAGCAGAAGTAGTCGCCGAACAGCGCAAATATCAATCGCTCGAAATCGCCAGAGTTTCTAACATCCCTGCATACCTTGTATCGGCACCACAAGAAGGTTCAGGCCTGACCTACACAAACGTTCAGGACTCAAACCGCCAGTTGTACCTTTACGGCGCAAAGCCATTTATTGAATGCATCCAACAGACACTTTCGGCCTCCAATGTTTTGCCAAGAAATCGGTTCGTAAAATTTGACATTGAAAATTATTTAGAAGAAGAAATGCACGACGTCATGGTTGAACCATACGTTGACATCTCAGAAGAAAGCCCATCATGATTCATTTTGTAAATGTTCCCATCACCCTTGACGCATCCGCTGGTGAAGACGCACCTAAAACGATTACCGGTATCGCAGTCCCTTGGGCACCAGTATCGGCAACCGTTATGGACGGCACCAAAGTTTCTTTTGCTCGTGGCGCTTTTGACCTTGACATGAAAAGCCCAAAGTTGCTCGAAAATCACGACATGAGCCAACTTCGCGGCGTTGTGTCATCGCTCGCTGATATGCCAGAAGGTTTAGGATTCACGGCCACCTTCGCAAAGACGGGCGCAGCCGCTGACGCTATTGAACTCGTAAAAGCAGGCGCTTACGACTCAGTGAGCGTCGGCGCTGTACCTACAAAGTTTAAGTACGACAAAAACGGCGTCATGGTCGTTTCAAAGGCCGACCTAGTCGAAATCAGCCTTGTCGCACAACCAGCATTTAAAGATGCTGTCATCACAGAAATCGCTGCATCTGAACCTGATGCAACCGAACCCACCCCAACAGATTCCGAGGAGGAACCAGAAGTGGCAACACAAGAAAACCCAGTGGTTGAGGTCGAGGCTTCAATCATTCCTACAACACCCATCTACGCAACCGCACGACGTGAAGTAAAACTTCCAACCGCTGTTGAGTACCTTTCAGCAGCCATTTCAGGTGGCGACCAGTGGCGCGGAATGAGCGATGCACTTCGTGCAGCTGCACCAGACATCGTCACAACCGACACTCCGGGACTTTTGCCAACACCAATCATCTCACCTGTTTACAACAACTTCATTGGTCGTCGCCCAGTAGTTGACGCAGTTGGTGTACGCGCACTCCCTGCTGGTGGCAAGGTCTTCATTCGCCCTGAGGTGACGACTCATGTGACTATTGGCGCAAGTATTGCTGAACAGTCACCATCGCAAGGCACCCTCGTTGTTTTCAACAACCAAGTCACCAAGCAAATTTTTGGTGGATATGTGAATATCAGCGAAGCCGATATCGACTGGTCAGACCCTGCAATCTTGTCAGTCGTTCTTGACGACATGGGTCGTATCTACGCCAACGCAACCGACAACTACGCAGCCGACACGCTTGCGTCAGGTGCATCAGTTACACGCGCATTCGCAAACGCATCATTTGCTGACCCTTCATACTGGACAGGCTGGGTCGGTGGCGCAGCCTCCACAATCCTCAGTTCGTCAAACGGAAACCTTCCGGGCCACTTGTTTGTCAGCGCTGATATCTGGGAAGGCCTTCTTGCCTTGTCCGACACCACAAAGCGTCCTTTGTTCCCACAAGTTGGGCCAATGAACGCAGTTGGTGACCTTGGTGTAAACCAGTACGGCGGAAACGCTTTTGGTTTGTCTGTTGTTGTTGACCGCAACTTTGCAGCTGGAACGCTCATCATCGGTGACGCGACAGGCTACGAACTGTTCGAGCAGCAAAAAGGGGCCATAAGTATCGACTCACCATCGACGCTCTCACGTACACTGGCGTTCAGGGGCTACTTTGCAGCGCTAATGATTGACAACACCAAGTTTGTCAAGGCTGCATTCGCTTAATTTAAGCGAACTAGAAAGACTGCAAGACCATGGCTGTTTACAACCTCGCATTTCATACGAGACTAGACAACTATGCCATCATGCAGACTTTCGTTGACACAGACATTCAGTCACAAGACTCGGTAGTTATCGCAGGAGCCGCTCACAACTTCAACGGCACACACACTGTGGTTTCTACCGAGCCTTACGACTTCATTGGCGTTTCAGACGAAGGCGACCTGCTTTTTGACTATGACGTCATCATGGAAAACCAGTTCATATATGTAAGTTCAGGCGACAACCTTGAACGAAGCGTTGCCACTGGAACTGTCACTTATACGCCTACTTGCTCGTGGATTACTTCAAGCGATGTCACTAGTTGGCTCGGCATTGAGGTCGCTACCGCTAATGACACCGCATTCATCGCTGTATGCGTCTCTGCGGCTAACGCGTGGGCGTTCCGCAAGCGTAGAGAGGCTGGCTACACAGACAGCCTTACAACGGCTCCTGACGGCGCAGCGAAATTGGGAACAGTGCAGTATGCAGCAACTCAATATCGTTCCCGTGGCGCTGTGGACGGATACGCCTCGTTTGACTCAATGAGCATGGGAACACCAACCATGTCCCTTGGCCAGATTATGCAGCTGCTTGGTTGCGGAAGGCCACAGGTCGCGTAATGGCCGCAACAGGAATTCTTGCTGAAGCAGTAACAGCCGTAAAAACCCAACTGACGACTTTGGGCCTTAAACCAGTTACCGACCCGCGCAACGCCCGACCACTCTCAGTAATGATTGAATTGCCAACGCTGGACGTCTTTACATACAACGTGGGCGATATTCGACTTGTCATTCGTGTCCTTGCTGGCCCACCGGGCAACCAAGACTCGGGCGACTATCTCATGACCACTGTTGACACCATTATGAACTCACCAATCGCCATAGTTGACGGAAGGCCTTCACTCGCTACTTACGGCGAACAGATGCTTCCTTGCTATGACATGACCGTTGCCGTAGCAGTACGGCGCAACTAACAAAAAGGAGCCACCAATGGCAACAACAACATTCCTATCCAACGCAACTATCAGCATTACTCAAGGCGCTACAACCACCGACATGAGCGACCAAGCCAACGCGGTCACTTTGACCATCGGTCAGGACTCACTTGAGTCGACCGCCTTTGGCGATACTGGACATCGTTTCACAGGCGGCCTCCAAATGGTTGACGTATCAGTCACCTTCTTTCTCAGCTACGGCGCTGGCGAAGTTGAAACCGTTCTTGCTTCATGTGTAGGAACTGGAACGACCACTTTGACCATCTCGCCATCAGGCGCTACAGAGTCTGCCAGTAATCCAGAATACGTCATTAGTAATTTAATGATTTCCTCGTTTACCCCGATTAACTCAACCGTGGGCGAATTAGCCACCGTCGAATTGGTCGGTACCGGGGGAACTTGGGTTCGCGACATCACCGCACCATAAACAGAAAACAACACAATGCAACTTACGCTCAAGGTCACAACCGACCAAACCACATACGAAGTTAAAACCAACCTTTATGTCATCATCGCTTGGGAACGAAAGTTCAAACAAAAAGCCTCCAACCTTGCCACTGGCGTAGGACTTGAAGACTTGGCGTTCATGGCTTTCGAATCCTGCAAAGTCCACGGCATTTCAGTACCAGCAATCTTTGACGATTACGTCAAGAAACTGGTTGCTATTGAGGTTGTATCGGACGAACCCACAAACCCCACCGACGAGGCACCTACTCCCGTTCTTTAGCAGAATTGCTAGTTGAGACGGGGTGGTGGCCTCCACAAATACCCTTTGAAATGCAAGACATGAACACAGTCATTGACGTCATAAATAAAGCAAGGCGCAAATGACAGCGACAGCAAAAGTAGAAGTAGTCGGAGCCAAGGAAGCCATTAAAGCCCTAGGCAAAATTGACAAAGACCTACGCAAGCAGTTCAACGCCGACGCTAAACAAATAGCGCAACCTTTGGTTTCGTTGGCTGGTTCCCGATACCCAGACACCCCATTGTCAGGTATGAACCGCAACTGGACGCAAGGCGGCAAGAAACTCTTTCCTTATTCCAGAACCAAAGCCGTCAAAGGTCTAAAAGTTAAATTCTCTACGCGACGCAACGATGCAAATGTCATCTATGTCACCCAGTCTGACCCGGCAACAGTTGTATTGGAAACCGCTGGCCGTGGCAAAAACACACTTCTTTCAGAAAACCTGAGAGCGCGTACAGCTCGTATTTTGTGGCCTGCAGCAGAGCAGTCTTTGCCTTCCATTACGGATGAACTACGGGCACTAGTATTGCGCGTAATTGCCAAGGTAAATCAGGAGGTCAAGTAATGGCTATCAACATTCCAATCATTAGCGAATTTGACGGTTCTGGTATTTCCCGTGCCAAGGCAGAATTTAAGCAACTAGAAACCTCAGGGCAGAAAGCCCAATTTGCAATAAAGAAAGCAGCCGTCCCTGCAGCCGCTGGATTAGTTGCAGTTGGCGCTGCACTCTTTGACGCCACCAAAGGCGCAATAGAAGACGCAGCCGCGCAAGACAAACTTGCTGGAATCATTGAGCGCACCACAACCGCTACTGACGCACAAATAAAAGCCAACGAAGATTGGATTTCTGTTCAAGGCAAATTGCTTGGTGTAACTGATGACGAACTACGACCAGTTATGGGCCGATTGGTTAAGGCAACTGGCGACGTTACAAAAGCGCAGGAATTAGCAAGTCAAGCAATGGACATTGCAGCTGCTTCGGGTCAACCACTAGAAACCGTTACGAAAGCCCTTGAAAAGGCTTATGGCGGAAACATGACTGCCTTGCAGAAGTTGGCACCTGAATATCGCGACATGATTAAAGACGGCGCGTCGTTTGAAGAAGTCATGGCCCTAATGGCTAAAACAACTGGTGGCGCAGCTAGTGACGCGGCTAACACGGCTCAGGGCAAATTTGAGCGTCTAGGAATTGCCCTATCGGAAACCAAAGAGTCAATTGGCGCAGCTCTTTTACCAGCGGTCGAAGCGGTGCTTCCGTTCCTTGTCGCAATGGGTGATTGGGCATCAGAACACCCCGAGATTTTGCTTGCTATCGGTGCTGCCATTGCCACTATCGCTGCAGCCATTGTTGCAGTCAATATCGCTATGGCGCTTAACCCGTTCAGCATGATTGCTATCGCAGTGGTCGGTTTGGGTGCGCTACTAGTCACGGCCTACAAGAAATTTGAGCCGTTTAAAACCGTAGTCGATGCTGTCTTTGGTGGCATTAAATACTGGATAAACAACGTCACTATTCCAGCAATAAAAACAATGCTTGACGTTTTCAAGACCGTTTTCAATGGCATCGCAAGTATCTGGAACAACACTGTGGGCAAGATTTCTTTTGAAATTCCTAAGTGGGTTCCGGGTCTTGGTGGCAAGGGTTTTGATATGCCTAACATTCCAATGCTGGCAAATGGTGGCATCGTTACTGGCCCTACACTCGCCATGATTGGTGAGCGCGGCCCCGAGGCTGTAATCCCCCTCACTGGCCCTAACGCTGGCGCTGGTATGGGTGGCAACACGGTCAACATCAACGTCAATGGCGGCGACCCTAACGCGGTAGTAGATGCCTTGCGTTCCTATATGCGACAAAACGGTTCTGTGCCCATCAGAGTTAGCAGCATTTACTGATGCCTATTCAGACCTACACAGTTTCGTACAGCACAGACAATGTGACTTATACAGCGCTAACTAATGTGCAAAACATTACTGTAAACATTGGCCGTCAGGAACAGTTGAGCCAGTACAACGCTTCTACTGCTTCTGTGTCTTTGCGCTATCCCACAGGTTTTGCCTCACCTATTGCTGCTTTAGTTACAGGTACTTTTATTAAAATTGCTAACGCAACATCAGGCAAAAACACCCTGATAGGAACAATTAACAATGTCAATGCGCGCTACGGCATCCCCTATGTGGGCGGTGTCGGCAATGCTGACTTTCTAGACTTTTCGGTTGAGTGTTCTTTTGCTCGATTGGGTCGTGCACAAGGTGGTGGCTACGCAATGGGCGCTGCTTCTTTTGGTTCTCAGTTGATTACTGCCTCTATACAATCAGGCGTAAACATGGTGTACAGCCTTGCGTCTAGCCCTAGCATGGCTGGCTCTACCGTGTCAGGCACTTGGGGCGACTGGCTCAACAGGTCACTGATGACGACTAACTCACGCATGATTGACGCACAAAATACTAGCATTCTTGTGGTGTCACCTTTTGACTACACAGCCTCGGCGGTCAATTTCAGTGACACAGCCAACGATGCCACTAATCAGGTCTATGACCAGATTGACTTTATAAGCCTTGCAGACAATTACTACACACAAGTAACAGTGTCGCCAGAGGGTTTTGCAGCTCAAACGGTGACACAGGCTGGCGCGGTTAAGCCGTACCGGACATTACAAACCAATACTTTTAACGCTTCTACGAGTCAGGCCACAGACTTTGCTAATTATCTGTTGGGTGCTTATGGTGGGCAGACTTTTGCTATTGGCTCGTTTTCGTGTTCGGCTGAGGCTCAAAACACTTTTAAGCTTGACCAGATTGGTGCTGGCGCTACCTCGGGTGCTTCGTCTGTGATTGGGGCGCAGGTGTCTGTGGCGTTTCGTGGCACTACTTTTCAGTGCATTGTTGAGGGTGTCACTATTTCGGCTACGCCTGCTGGTTCGCGCTACACGTATTTCGTGTCTGGCGATGCCCTGAACGA